TTTGAAGCCCCTAAAAAAAGATGGGAAGAGAATGACGCTTATGATATATGGAAATGTTTAGGACCTATATGGCGCGGTATCAATGGTGTTCAGAAAGTTATGATAGAGGGTAAAGAAGAACTCATTGGTGGCGAGTTAAATGCCAAGAGTTATATTTCAGCATTTAGATTAGGTACATACATTGCAACACAATTTAAACCAGTAGTTGCAAAAGCACTTTACGATATGACAAATGCTAGAACTGTATTAGATACAAGTTGTGGTTGGGGCGATAGACTTGCAGGTTTCTTTGCTTCAGATGCTGAAGAATATTATGGTTGTGATCCAAACCCAAATACATATCAACGATATCAAGAACAAATTGCCACCTATAATAAACTTCTTACTAAACCTAAAGTAGTTAAGATATGGAATTGTGGTGCAGAAGATTTACCATATGATAAGTTGCCACAGATAGATTGTGCCTTTACAAGTCCTCCTTACTTCTCTACAGAAGAATACAATAAGGGTGGTGAACTAGAAGAAAATCAATCATGGTTTAAGTTTAATGAATATGATAAATGGCGTGATGATTTTTATTTACCAGTTGCAGAAAAAACTATGAGTGTATCAAAGTATATGTTTGTGAATATTATGGATCCAAAAATAAAAGGTGTTCGTTATCGTTCAGGTGATGAACTAGTAGATAAACTTCAAGATAAGTTTCTTGGTCAAATTGGCATGAGAATTATGCAAAGACCTAAATCAGATACATTATTTAAAGATGAAAAAGAAAAGGCTGAGTTTATGAACAAGATGTTTATAGAAAATGTATGGTGCTTTGGTCCTAAAACAGACCTATTTAAAAATTCAAGAAAGGCTAATTTAGATGAGTTTTTTGCTTGACAATAAGACATATATATAGTATAATGATAAGTGTTTACAGAAGAACTATTAATGGTAAAAAAGGTGATTGGGTGCTTGATTCTATCTATGCTGACGGCTGTGAAGGTGGTGAGTATAGAGAAAAAGAGTACGGCAATAACTTTTTAGAAGCTAATGGTAATAGTGATGAACGAGTTGAATATAAAATTGAGGTAACTAACAATGAGTGATTTTTTAAAAGATATTATAAAAGAAACAGGTAATGAATATGCTAGTCTAGTATCAGATGGTGCATCAGGCGATGTAACAGATTTTATTGATACAGGTTCTTATATATTTAATGCATTACTAGGTGGCGGCATACACAAAGGGTTACCATCAAACAAGATAACAGCTATCGCAGGTGAAAGTGCAACAGGTAAAACTTTCTTTGTATTAGGAATGTGTAAAAACTTTCTTGACCAAAATCCAGATGGCGGAGTTATATTCTTTGAATCAGAATCAGCAATCTCAAAAGAAATTATTGAAGAACGAGATATTGACAGTACTAGAATGGTTGTTATGCCAGTTACTACTGTTCAAGAATTTAGACATCAAGCTCTAACTGTATTAGAAAAATATATAGAGCAAGGAAAGTCTGAAAGAAAACCATTATTACTTGTATTAGATTCTTTAGGTATGTTATCAACTACTAAAGAAATTGAAGATACAGCAGACGGAAAAGAAACTAAAGATATGACAAGGGCACAAATAGTTAAGGCTGCCTTTAGAGTACTCACACTAAAACTTGGGAAAGCAAAAGTTCCCCTTATAATAACCAACCACACGTATGATGTTATCGGTAGTATGTATCCTCAAAAAGAAATGGGTGGTGGATCAGGCTTAAAATATGCAGCAAGTTCCATTGTATACCTATCTAAAAGAAAAGAAAAAGATGGTACAGAAATCATTGGTAATATTATTCATTGTAAAAATTACAAATCCAGATTAACAAAAGAGAATAAAGTAGTAGATGTTAGGTTAACATATGACAAAGGTTTAGATCGATACTATGGTCTATTAGATTTAGCATTAAAATACAATATATTTAAACAAGTTTCCACAAGAATAGAATTACCCGATGGTACTAAGACCTTTGGCAAAACAATAAACAATGATCCAACAAAATATTTTACTAAAGAAATATTAGAACAGTTAGATAGTGTTTGTGGAAAAGAATTTAAATACGGAGATGTAATTGAAACAGAACTACCCAAAGCCACACAAAACGACCAGTCCTAAACACAACGAAGATTATATCTTTGTAGAAGTGTCAGGAGAGGATTTCACTGGTCTTAAATTGATTAGTGGTCCTTATGCAAGCATAGCATACAAGTATGGCAATGTAGGATTTGCACCTGAATCAGAAGCAGTTGGTGACAAGTTACCCATGAAATTTGATTACACAATCATAGAAAATAAAATTCAAGCAGATACAGATAGTCAAGAGTTTATAAACCATATCGGTGATATATTAGTTGTGTTGTTAGATGATAAAATGAAAGAAAGGGAACTTGATGGAAAGAATTGAACGAACGGCACTTAAAAATTTAATCCACAATGAAGAATATTGTAGAAAAGTTTTACCTTTTATTAAAGAAGAATACTTTACTGATAGATTAGAGAAGTTATTATTTGCTGAAATCTATAAGTTTGTTAATAAGTATAATAATCTACCCACAAAAGAATCTTTATCAATTGAGATTAATGGTAATAGAAGCGTTAATGAAGATGAATATAAAAAGATTACAGATATATTATCTACATTAAATCCAGAGCCTATTAATTTAGAATGGCTTGTAGAAACAACAGAAACATTTTGTAAAGATAGAGCAATACATAATGCAATACTCGGTGGCATTCAGATACTTGATGGTAAAGATAAAGACCATACTCCAGAGTATCTTCCAGAAATGTTATCAGAAGCATTATCAGTATCCTTTGACCAAAAAGTAGGGCATGATTATTTACTCGAATCAAAAGAACGATATGATTTCTATAGAAAGAAAGAAGAACGAATAGAATTAGATTTAGATTTCTTCAACAAGATTACAAGAGGTGGTATTCCATCAAAGACTTTGAATATCTGCCTTGCAGGTACTGGTGTTGGTAAGACAATGTTTATGACACACCTTGCTTCATCTATATTACTACAAGGTAAAAATGTTTTATACATTACTATGGAAATGGCTGAAGAAAGAATTGCAGAAAGAATAGACGCCAATCTTTTAAATGTAGGCATGAGTGATTTAGAAGAACTGCCATATACAATGTATGAAACAAAGATAAACAAACTACAAAGTAAAACAACAGGTCAAATAATTATTAAAGAATATCCTACAGCATCTGCTCACGTTGGTCACTTTAAAAGTCTTATTAGTGAATTGGCATTAAAGAAATCATTTAAACCAGATATTGTATTTATTGACTATCTAAATATATGTTCCTCATCACGATTTAAAGCAGGTGCAAATGTGAATAGTTATACTTACATTAAAGCAATTGCAGAAGAATTAAGAGGCTTAGCAGTTGAAAATGATTTTCCTATATTCTCTGCTACACAAACTACAAGAGGTGGTTTTGTAAGTAGTGATGTAGGATTAGAAGATACCTCAGAGAGTTTTGGTCTTCCTGCAACAGCAGACTTTATGTTTGCTTTAATCTCTAGTGAAGAACTAGAAGAAAAGAACCAGATAATGGTTAAGCAGTTGAAGAACAGATATAATGACCCAACGGTCAATAGAAAATTTATCCTTGGAGTTGATAGGTCTAAAATGAAATTTTATGACGTAGAACAATCAGCACAAGAGGATATAGTTGAGAGTGGTCAATCGGACGCTTTATCAACGAATAACAAATTTAAAAAATTAGGTCAGTTTTCTGACTTTAAAATATAGAAAGGAGAATAAATGGCACAAGGTAAGATAAAATGGTTTGACCCAAAAAAAGGTTACGGATTTATAACGCCTGATGATGGAAGTAAAGATGCATTTTTGCATATTTCAGCATTAGAAACAGCGGGAATCAGTCAACTAGAAGTTGGACAAGCAGTATCATACGAACTTGCTGAACAGCGTGGTAAGCAATCAGCAACAGAAATAACAGTAATATAAAGGAGTCTATTATGGCTATAACTATTGACGGAAAACAATATGACGAAACTAAATTGGATGACAAGCATAAGAATGCTATCATTCAAGTGCAAGCAGCACAAAATAAATTAAAACAACTTCAAAGTGAGTTTGAAAATGTGCAAGTATTGATTACACACCACAGTAAGTTTTTAACAGAGAATCTTCCTGCATCAGCTTTAATTGAAGAAGCGGTAGAAGTAGAAAATGTTGAAGCAGAAGTTGTTGAGAAGGCTGAGTAATGGCAAGGAAAGTCAACACTAGTATAAAGTATGAAAAGAAACTGAGTAAGTTTGAGGGTACTATGAGGTGGTTAGTTATTGAACGACCAACTGGTAGTATTCTCAACGCTTACACCTTTGAAGATGAGGCACAAACAGTAGTTGACTTTCAAAACAAACATAAAGTATGGGCAGCACATGGTGGCTTACCTACTTATATAACATTAGGTAAAATATGAGTGAACAAAGCAAACGATTCTATGAAATATTAGACACGATAAAAGACCTACATGACGCCAAGAAACATGATTATGGAAATGCAGATGTATTTGCTAATTTCAGACTATCTGAGTTAGCAGGTATATCTCCTTGGAAAGGTTCTGTTATTCGCATGGGTGACAAGTATGCTCGTATAAGTAATTACATAAAGAAGGGTGACTTTAAATTTAAAGAAGAAAGTATTAAAGACACACTTATGGATATGGCGATATATAGTTTAATAACCATTGTGTTGTATGAAGAAGAAATGTTTAATGCACATATTAAAAATTTCGAAGAACAAACAAATAAGAAGGAGAATAAAGATGAGTAGTAACATGGGACTAATAATAACCGATCCTGCTACGGATATAAAACATAGTGTAGATGGTGAAACCTTAATGGGTGGTGATTTTTCTAAGACAATAATGGCTTCAGATGGCACAATATCAGATGTACAAATTAGAAGATATCATAAAATTGCTATGGGTATGGATTGGCAAGATGGTTGGTATTCAACACCAGAAATGAAAGCAGAAGCAAAGACATCAGGTTATAAACACATTCCCCTGGGTGGTAGTGATACTGAAGTAATTGAATATGATATTGAACAAGATTGGGTTAAAGAAATTTGGGATGAAGTAAATCCATCACCTGGTAAAGGTGCTTGTGTTTTACTTAGACATTATCTTAATGGTCATAGTGCAGGTCAATCAGGCGGCATTCATGTTGATGGTTGGACAGGAAATCAATATACAGTAATTGTATATCTAACTCCAGATTGGCGTCCAGAAGATGGCGGCTCATTAGAGTTATGGACACCTAATCTTAATGATGAACAAAGAGCGATGGCAATCAATACACCTTATGGATTTGGTAAGGGTAGAGTGCCAGAAATGAATATCATTAAATCATATTGGCCTAGAACAGGTCGAGTTGTAGTATTTGACTCTAGATTACCTCGTGTTGCAAGATCAGTAGAAGGTGATAAGTTTAGAGTATCTCTAGTATTCAAATGTCAACTTATACGAAATCATATTCTTTAAATAGTGCTTGACAATATCTCTCCTTTCTGTTATATAAATAGTATAGCAAGGAGAGATTTATGGGTGAATTAGCATCAAAACATATAAGTGGTACTAAAACTGGTAGTAAAGAATACATAAGAACAACTGAATTGTTTTTTGATAAAGTATTTGGTGATAAGAAAAAGTTTTCACATGATTTTGCTACTAAAAAAGGTGTATTTACCGCTAGTGGAATTGAATCAACCTATGAAGATGGTAAAACTAAAATCTTTAAATCGTTATCAGAAAAAACAACCTATACTAAAAACGCCCCATTAACTAAAGAGGTATTTTTAACAGGTTCATTTAAAGGTAAAAAAGAAAAACAAAAAGTTAGGCATACTCATGTAACCAAAACAATTGAGTTTGGTGGACAACCAGTAGGTAGTAAAAAAGAAAGTAAAGGAACTATCTTTGAAAGAGAATTTACACATAGATTGAAAGAGTGTATTAATGGAGAAGTGTGTAAAGGAAAGTACCATGCAGCCGCAGGATGGTTAATTGGTCAATTAGAAAACGGTGGTAAAAACCCCATCAAAGATGTTAAACAATTAGGTGGACAAAATGCTTCAAGACCGTTTGAAGTTACAGGTAAACAACCATTTATTGCACCTAGAAAACATCAGAATCATGGTTCAATATTAACAGATATGAATGTTTTATATGATAGTGGTCCTCCAACTCATCTTTCAGCAAAACTAGGATCATCTTTAACTTTTATAAATCCAGGATCTAAAACTTTATTTTCAGACCAAGATGTAAAAGACCATGATATTAGTAAAGACAAAGGTATAGCATTACTTAAAATGTGTGGACTTGATGAAGATACTTTTTGTAATGTTTTTAATAACTTTGGTAAATCAGCACAAAAGAAAAAGAATTTAAAACATTCAGGCGTAAAAAAAGTTAATACAAGCATTTTACAAAATTTTGTAAAGACTGCTATGGGCTCTAATTATTGGATGATTCATGCTAAAGATAATGCTTCAAATCAAGTTAATATGTATTATATGGATCCAAGTGATGTTGACAATAAGTATTCAAAAATTACAGGTGATGTTATAGTATTTTATGGAGGCAGAGATGGATCTGGTAAGAGAATTGATATTGCATTTGCCAATAGTCATTTCTCATTTAACCTCAATATTAGAAGTAAAGCCGGCGGCACAACATATCCTACAAATGTAATGTTAGATTATAAGACATTATCCGTAAAGAATAAAGTAACTTTATAGATATATTTAACTTGACTTTAGTATCAAAGTATGTTATAATATAAATATAAGTATAATATTAAATGGAGAGAGTGTAAATGCAAGGGTTTCAAGAGTTTCTTACAGAAGCTAAGAATACACACCTTGAGCATCTGGAAGACGAAATAATAAATAATGGAACTAAAGGGGCAAAAACCTCGATTGAATTTTTAAAGTCTATCAAGAAAATGCT